CAGCATCGCCGAAGAAGCGGGCACCATGCTCACTGGTTTACGTCCAATGAAAGTTAACATAGGTCGGACCCTTGGTTACAACGGCGGCGCCTACGCTGCGGATCGTTCAAGCTCTACACAGATATTTACTAAGGTCGCTGACGACAACGATGCCACGGTGGAAGACATAACTGACGCATACGTCCAAGCCAATGAAGCTAAACGCAGCCATCAGGGCCGTCTTAAAATAAAAATTGATGCCGCGTTGGCGGCGGGCATGACTAAAGTTCAAGTCAGGCAAGCGTTTAAAGACACTGGGGTGACCTCAAAAGAATTAAACAACATCTTCCGCAACCGATATGACCCTATAAAAATCAGCAGGGCATTACTTAGAGAAGTCAGCCGAGAAGTTAACGTAAAAAAAGAAAGCCGGATTCTTTCTAGAGTTCCAACGCAAGAGGTGAATGCAATTCGACGTTCTCTAATTAATACGGAAATTATTGCTGGCGAGAAACCGGTGGAACCAGATTACGTTCCACCTCAATCTTTAGGGCCAGTGAACCCCTCAGATTACGTTCCGCCTCAATCTTTAGGACCAGTGAACACGGTTACCACTCCGCCCGAGCCCACTGAATCATTCGTCGCGCCTGTAACTAACGCGATTAGCGGAGCGGTGGACACAGTCGGCGAGGGCTTCGGTAACTTGTACGACAGAGCACGGACCTTTGCCCCAAGTTACTTCGGGGACCGCAAGAACCAATCAATTGTTGACCGTGATCGTCAGTAAGACTCAATCGTCAGCTTGATACCGTTGCCGCCGAACAACCGAACTATCTCATCGGCTGCGGCTTCAGTCTCTTCCAACACATCTCGATCATTGGTCAGGGCTGCTAGGTTTAACGTGGTTGCGATGAAGTCCATGAAGGCTTCTACTTGCATCGGATGCATCTGTTGGAACCCGAGGCTCTCCATTTTCGGATCAATCATTCTATGTCTCCCCAATCTGCTTGGATATCTACGTCAATTTTAGATGGCACCTTGAGCTCTACGCCTGTTTCCATAAGTTCTTTGATGTGGTTCGCTTGCTCCGTGCTATCTATGTTAAAGCATAGCTCATCGTGAACTGTCAGCATAGGGGTATGTCCCGCTTGGTAGCAATCAAGCATCGCTTTCTTAGTCTGGTCGGCCGCCGATCCTTGGATCAATCTGTTCAGCGCCTTGTAAGTAAACGCTCTTCTTATCCCTGTGCCGTTGACCCCGCCGTATTCCTTCAGGGCTTCGTCGTAAGGCAGGGGTTTCCCCGCGCCAAACTTCGCTGGCTCCCAGAGATGGAACCTGCACTTGCGACCCAGTAGTGTACGGATCTGTCCGGTGGATGCGGCTCGTTGGGACGCCATCTCCGCCAACGCCTTAACAAACGGAACTTTGTTGCGATGCTGGCTCATCAATAGCTTGGCGGCCTCTGGTTCTACATCTATTTGATTGGCCAGTTTACCAACGCCCATGCCGTACATGATCCCCAGGTTCACGGCCTTGGCTTCCTTGCGGCTAATGCCCGCTAGGTCGGCAACCATCTGGTGCAAGTCTACGTCTGAGGTGTTGTATTCATGGACGATGTCGTCAAGCAGATCCTTGCGAGGCATGCTCCCCACGCTGGCCGCGAAGTGTACCAACAATCTTGGCTCTTGGCTAGAATAATCGAACGATCCCCACTTGTATCCGTCCTCTGGTATAAACAACCCACGGATTAACTTCTTGATGTCCTTGTCTCTCGCCGGAATCTGCTGGAGATTGGGGTTCGAAGAAGAGAACCGCCCAGTAACCGTGCCGCCTTCGTCCCTGCGCGTGGAGTGTAGCTCGGTATGGATGCGACCGTTGTGCTCATGCCGCAGGATGCTGTCGATGAACGTGCTGTCAGCCTTGTCAAACTCACGGAGCTTAACTAACTGTTGGCAGATTTCTGACGGGTGACTGTTGAGCCACGATTTTGTGAACGAGACAGCGCCCTTCTCGGTTCTGGGGTACGTCAGACCCATCTTGTCAAACATCTTTGCAATGGATGCGGACGCCCAGATGTCAACTTCTACACCACTTTCCTTTTGAATAGATTTACGAAGCTCTTTGGTTTTATTACGGATAAACTTCTTGTTCCTCTCGGCCTTGTCCAAATCCACCCGTACTCCGTTACTCCGCATGTCCAGCATGCAGGGGATTAGGTCAGTCTCGATGTTCCAGATGTGCCACAACTCTTGCTCTTCAAGCTCTATCTTCAGTGCAGTCCACAGCGCGAGTGTTGCTACGGCATCCCGCTCGGCATAGGCGCCAACATACTTAGGTGGCAACTTCCACATCTCCGCCTTTGGGTTGATGCCCCACTCTTGAGCCGCAGCCTTCAACAGCTTCTCGTCCTTACGAACGCTGGCATAATCCCGAGCCATAGCGTCAAGGCCAAAGGACCAACGGTTCTCGTCCACCAGAGCACCGGTAATCATAGTGTCAATGATCCGGCCCTTGATCTCTACGCCCTCGGCTCTCATCCACCCCGCATCGTAGGTTGCGTTGTGCATAATCACGTTCATGTCAGGCACGGCCATCTGCTTGGCAAGCCAGCGCATTGCAATTTTAGCGTCTAGGTTGTGGCCGTTGGCATGGCGGATCGGGAAGTAGCCCTTGTATTCTCCGGCGGCTACAGCAATCCCAATGATGTGACCGTCCTTACGAGCCCAACCTGGGCCCAAGGTCTGGATGTTTGGATCCTTGGTCTCAAGGTCCACGGCCACATCTTTGTAGCCTGTTAAATCAGGAAACTCCGTAGGGATATTCCAGTCCTGATCAACTAAGTTTAGCTCTCCCTTGAATTGGTGGTGCAAATCGCTGCCAAATAGATTAGTCATTCTTAGTAACTCCGTACTTGGTCATGCGCTCGTTGGATTCGCGTACCCTCTCCGAGAACTCACCCCCAAGGGCAGTGTATCCTGCCTTGTCCGTCCATGAATCGTCGTGGTCAATAGTATTGAGCAGCCGCGCTGTCTTTACCCAGTCCATCATCAACACAACGTGCTGCGCAGTCAGGTAGCCGTGGCTTATCAGAGCCCCGTTCATGATGATGTTCCACCCCTCGGCTATTCTGCTGTGGTTGTCGAACGCATCGCCGTAGTCCTTGGCCCTCGGCCCATTGATCAGTTCTTTTGCGGTGTCTAGGATCTCATCACGTTTCATCTTCTTTCTCCTTTGGGTAATAAACTAACACAAAAGTGTAGCATTCAGGGCAGGAAAGATTTGAAACGATAGAATGTTCTTCGTCATCCTCACAGTCATGGTCTCCTCCCCAAATAAGTTCTGCCGTACAGTGCGGGCATTTCATTTTCTTAATCCCTTCTTGATTTAGGTCTAACGCTGACCTTTACAGCAGTCGGATGGTCATACGAATAGAAGATATGATACCCAATACGCGCAACCCTATGTAGTTTCTTGCGCCAAACTGGTCTAACATCTGGTGTGTGGTAGTGATCAGCGGTACTGGGCGGCAAGATGTAAGGATCGTTTATAATCTCAACAGCAAGCTTCTGTGCCTTGACCCACGCCACCTCGTCCCTGGGTGTAGGTGCATTGCCCTTTTGATAGAACGAGAACTGACGATGTTGAGTGATGACACCGCACATAGACGACGGCCACCTAGGTGACTTCATACGGTTCATGATCACCCGCGCTACCATTAGCTGACCGTGGATTGGTTCACCTCGGGCCTCATGGTAAAGTGCGAGGGAGAGACAGGCGGCTGCGGCTATCAAAAGAACTGTGCCGCTACGGTGACAGCAATAAGAAAGTAGGCGAACACAATCACCCACGGAGATATACGCTTAATTATTGTTTCTATCATATTGTGTACCTGTAATCTTTGTTGGATTGTAGGATGTACAGAGAGTGTCTTGCCCTTGTGACGCCAACGTAGAACGCACGATGCTCGTCGTCAGGGTGCTTGCTCTCAACACACGCCTTGGTGGACGCGGTGTATACCACGCAGTTGTCATCCTCTCCGCCCTTCATGGCGTGGAACGTAGAGATATTAATCCGTGACGGGGACATA